GCTGAATATGTTCTTGAGCATGGCTTAAAACTACCAGACCGTTTTGAGCGTTCTGAAGCATGTTTTATTACTGAAGATATTGCTGATGAGTTTTTAAAAACACTTAAAACAGATGTTGCCGTTGATATCACTGTATTAGAGCGTCTAGAACAGTTAATTACAGATGAAACATTGGCTCAATCAAAGCGTGATATGCCTGATGAAGTAAAAGCCAAGCTTTACTTAGCCTTAGGTAAAACTGAAATGCGTTTTGTCACTGGTGAAGAGTTAGTGGATCTTGTGCATGCAACCCGTGCTCGTGATTTCTTAGACCAGGCATGTAAGCTCGATGACAAATGTGGCGGTCGTACTGATCTAAACAAGATGACGAAGTTAGCCAGTAAATTGAATGCAATCTTTAATAAAGATGAATCTCAGTCATCTGAACAATCTACACAGCCAAAAGCCACTAATGTTTTATTAAATGAAAATCCAGTGGTTAATGAAACAGAACAACCAGAAGTCACCAACGTTTTGTTAAATCAAAATGGAACACCAGTGGTTGATAACCACGGCAGTTTGGTTCCGACATCTGAATAAGTGCCCCGCACCGCACTGGAGTGCAATGGTCGTGATCTTCACATCACAGTAAATCTTCAACGAGCCATTGCCCCTCCCAGTGCACTATGAAGGAGATCTAAATGGGATTTGTCGCAAATGGTGCTGTTACACCAAGCAATATCATTATTTCCAGTGGCACATTCTTTCCTGATATTTCTCTTGATGAAATACGAAATGTTGTTCGTATCGACGGATCCATCACCGATCTACGTTTAAGACAAGTTATCCGCGAAGAAATCATTGATGTAAATCGGCTGCTTGCAGGCCTTGTGATGAAAGCCGAAAAACTGGTGGATTTAGCTGTTAATCAGATTGACGGTAAACCAGATACTGAAGTTCTTTACCTGTCAGCGGTCTCGAATGGGGTAGCTGCAAAAGTAAATGAAAACTATCGAAATTATGACAGCACCAACTCAGGCGTAAAGAAATCTGAAGTAACTGAATGTTCAGTTGAAGATTATCGACGTAATAAGCAATGGGCAATTCAGCAGCTAAAAGGTGAAAACCACAGCATAGTTGAGTTGATATGAGCAAAACCATTACAGCAATTCAGAATGATACCGTCGATTCAATATGCTGGCGATATTACGGACGAAGTTCAGGCGTGGTTGAAAAAGTGCTTGAAGCGAATCCCAATTTAGCGAATGTCGGTGTTTTTCTACCGATTGGCACTTCAGTGATTCTTCCTGATATCGATACACCACAACAAATTAAACAAACTGTCCAACTGTGGGATTAATAATGCCAGAACCAACTACAACAGCAGCTGTAACAGCAGTATCAATTAGCGCAGCTTCATTGCTCCCATTCGTAAATGGTAATACCTTACTTGGAGCAGTTTTCGGAGCTGCTCTTTTTGCTACAACCAAAAAAGATTTAAAACCATTACAACGACTCTCAACAATGATTATTGCTGTGGGTTTCGGATATTTGTTAGCACCGGAAGTAACTACCCGAACTTTCATTACTAATGATGCTACCGCTGGGATGATCGCTTCTATTTTTTCATTACCGATTATTTTAAAAATCATGGTTTGGGTGGATCAATCCAGCCTAACTGACATCTGGAATAAATTTCGTGGAGGAGGTAAGTCATGATCGAAATTATGTTTCAACTGATTGCACTTATTGCATACCTAATCTGTGGCCTACGAATCATTTGTTTTGATGCTGAAGGGCTTAACCATCGTCGTGGCTTTTCAATTTTAGCCACGATACTTATTGCAGCTTTTATTGGTCAGTCAATTCACATCCTGTTTTTTAAAGATCCAGTTACTTTGTGGGATGCTATTTTCGCAGTACTTCTGGCCGTACTTATTTGCAGGGCAAAAGGTAATGTCGCAAAACTTATCTGGAGCACAACATGATTTTAAAGTTCGGATCAAAAGGTAATGATGTCATTACATTGCAGCAGCAGTTGAAGAAGCTTGGTTTTAAAGGCGTTAAAGGAAAAGAACTGTCCATCGATGGTGATTTTGGAGCATCTACTGAATTCGCTGTCATTACATTCCAAAAGCAAAAAAACTTAGTAGCTGATGGGAAAGTAGGGGACAAAACAAGAGCAGCTCTATTTGATCAAAATACATCTAAATTACTTAAAGATAGTGATTATAAAAAAGCAGCTGAACGTCTAAAAGTTTCAGAACTTACCATCCGTGTTTTTGGTGCAGTCGAAGGCAGGGGAGTCGGTTTTCTGAATAATGGTAAACCTAAAATTCTGTTTGAACGCCATCGTATGTATGCATATTTAAGGCTGAAAAAAGGAACTGCATTTGCAGATAAAATGGCTGCTGAACGTCCTAATATTGTGAACCGTAAAACAGGTGGATATCAGGGTAATGAAGCTGAATATGTTCGTTTGGAACAGGCAAAACAAATCGATGTTGATAGTGCTTTGATGTCGACGAGTTGGGGACAATTTCAAGTGATGGGTGAAAACTGGAAACAGTTGGGTTATGCATCTGTACAAGAATTTGTTGAACAACAGTTTGCTAGTGAGTCTTATCAATTAGAAGCTTTTATCCGATTCATTGAATGGAAAACAGGTACTTTTGATAAGAAAAAAGTCACTTTGATTGATGCGCTGCGAGCAGAAAATTGGGATATCGTATTCACACTTTATAATGGTCCAAATTATAAAAAATTAGGGTATCAAGCCAAATTCCAAAAAGAATACGATCATTTGGAACCTATTTATGGTGGGATCAAAGCAGCATGAAAAAACCAGATAGTTTAAAAAAACATCTACTTTCTGCTATTCCGGAACTTCGTCGTGATCCCGATCGCATTCTCATTTTTGTTGATGAGGGTGCGGTGCGAAGTACTCTGGCGAATGGCTTATCATTTGAATACGTTTATACACTCACTATGATTTTGACAGATTATGCTGGTGATCTTGCTGCAGTCAGTATCCCAGTCTTGGACTGGGTTCGCATTAACCAATCTGAACTGATGGCTAATACGGATAAGGTCAAATCAGGTATTAAGTTTGAAGCTGAAATTTTGGCAAACGATAAAGTAGATTTGGCTATTCAAATGCCATTAACTGAGCGTGTTATCGTTAAACAAACCAGTGAAGGTCTTACGGTCGATTATCCTGACGAGCCACAATATCATAAAGCTGAAGAATCAAAGCAAGTTACGTTGTTTGATAAGGATGGTACCGAGCTTGCATCTTGGGTATCAAGAGATCCACAGCAAGAGTATTTTTTATAAATGGCTGAGCTTGAATTTCTTTCCGAGCACCTTAATGCGTTATTGACAACATTAAGTGATGCTGAACGTCGAAAATTTGCAATGATGATTGCTCGAAAAGTTCGTGCAAGCCAAAGCCAGAGAATTACACGTCAACAAAACCCTGATGGAAGTTCTTATATACCTAGAAAAAATTTAAGAAATAAAAAGGGCCAAATTAAAAGAAAGATGTTCATGAAATTGAAAACAACAAAATTCATGAAAATAGAAAAAATTCCAGATGGTGTAACGATTGGTTTTGATCAACGGGTATCAAGACTTGCACGAATTCACCAGGATGGCCTAGTTGATACATTGAAGTATAACGGTCGCACATTTAAAGTCAGATATGCTCAACGAATCTTACTTGGATTTACGGATGCAGAAGTAGAAATTATAGAAAAAGACGTTTTTAAGCTCTTCGATTCAAAATAAAACCACTTGTATATAACTGACATACAAACCAAACCAAATGCATTAAACCTTTAGCTGCATAACGATTGCAGCATGAATGCAGAAACCATCCGTCGTCTTGAAAATACAATCCGTTTAGGTCGTATCAAGACCGTAACTCCGTCTAGTCCTTTTCATACAGTTACAGTCAATTTAGGTGACATCGTAACTAAAGAACTACGTCTATTAAATTTGAGAGCTGGAACAGACTCCACTCATGATTTACCAACTAAAGGCGAGGAATGCATTGTACTTAGCCCATGTGGAGTCATTGAGCTTGGCATTGTCGTTGTAGGTTTAAATAACGAAGACTTTCCTACGCCATCACAAGATCCAAATATTAAATTACGGGTTTTTGAGGATGGTGCTGTCATTAGTTACGACACTAAAAACCATTCTTTACAAGCAATCTTGCCAACCAATGCAACCGCCATCCTAACTGCACCTGGTGGTTTAACTGTTAATGGGGATACCACCATTAATGGAAATCTCATCACCAATGGCGACTCAACAACAAACGGAAATGTACAAACCAATGGCAGTACAGCCATGACAGGGAATAACACCGTTGGTGGGAGCCAGTTAGTACAAGGGTCAAGCCATTCAAGTGGAGACTTTAGTACAGAGGGTGATGTGAAAGCAGGCGAGATCAGCCTCAAACTTCATAAAACTTCAGGTGTTCAGTCTGGTGGTGATACGTCAGGAGTACCAGTGCCATGATGTCGAGAAAAACAGGTTCACTAATCACAGAAATTGAAAGTATTAAACAGTCAATTGAAGACATTGTCACAACCCCACTTGGTAGCAGAGTAATGCGACGGGAGTATGGATCAATCGTTGCAGATTTAATTGATCAGCCAATGAGTGATGTTCTTACGGTGAAAATTTATAGCGCAATCTATACACCTGTTTCACGTTGGGAGAAACGTATCAGCATAGAGACTTTAAAAGTCAGTGATGTCTCTTCGGGTGGTATGCAACTCGATTTAGAAGCTGTTCATACACTTACTGGCCAATCTCTAAATCTAAATATTCCGCTGCAAATGGGTTCTTCTGTATGACCACGTTAACTAAAGAAATTGACTTATCCCAACTTCCTGCTCCAGACGTAGTGGAGCAGATTGATTATGAAGTCATCCTAAAAGAAGGATTAGATGACTTTCATGAAAGAATGAAAAATGATGGAATTGATTACGTCGTTTTAGAGTCTGATCCTGCTTATAAATTAGCTGAAGCATTTGCTTATCGTGAAATGATTATTCGACATGATGCTAATGAACAAGCTAAGGCTGTCTTATTGGCATATGCTGCTGGAAAAGATTTAGAACATAAAGCAGCTGAGAAAGGATTAGAACGAAAGCAAATTTCTGCTGATGCAATGGAAACAGATGATTCATTACGTCGTCGTGTACAAATGGCCCCTGAAGGTTATACAACCGCTGGCAGTGAAGGATCTTATATTTTTCATAGTTTAAACGCTGATGTACGGGTTAAAGATGCTTATCCTGATGCACCTTTAGATCTTGATGGGAACCCAAAAGGGATTTGTAATGTTTATATTTTATCTACCGAATCAGATGGTATTGCTCCAGAAGATTTAATTGATAATGTTAAGAATGCTTTAAATAAAAAATTTGTTCGCCCGCTTACAGATCAGGTCAATGTACTTTCAGCGACGGTCCAGAACTATGAAGTGTCTGCAGAAATTGAAATTGAGCAAGGTCCTGATGCCAGCATTATTTTGCAAAGCGCATATGAAGAAATAAAAAAATATGCAGACAAAACGCATGCTTTTGGAATTGCGCCAAGTCTCTCAGGTATCTACCAAGCATTACATCGCCCTGGTGTAACTAAAGTAAATTTACTCAGCCCAACTCAAAATATTACAACGGTACTTGGCCAAGTCGCTTACTGCACTTTATTTGACTTAAAAATAAAGGGAGATAGTAATGCCTAGTTTATTGCCTCCCAATACCACCAAATTTGAAATAAATTTTGATTCGGCTTTCTCTCGAGTCTCACAAATTGAGATTTCAACTCGTCAATTTAACGATCCAATGAAAGCCCCTTATTCAGTATTACCGTGGCTTGCTTGGGAAAAGTCCGTAGATATCTGGAATAAAAACTGGAGTGAAAGCCAGAAACGACAAACGATTCAGAATGCATACAAAGTACATAGCTCTAAGGGAACAATAGGCTCACTTGAATCTGCTTTAAGTTCGCTTGGGTACCAGATCAAAGTTCAGGAGTGGTTCACATCCTCACCACCTCTGAAGCCTTACACCTTCAACTTATTTATTGAAATCTCACAAGAACGTTTAAGAGCCGGTGATTTAAAAGATATTTTTGAAGTTGTCAAAACAAGCAAAAACCTGCGTTCAAAACTTTTAACGACAAGCCTTAGCATTCGTTCGGATGCAGAACTTTATCTAGCAGCTGCACTAACAGCTGGACATGAAACTCAATTCTCACGTGCACCTGGTGGTCTCTATCTAGATGGCACTTGGGCACTCGATGGCGAAAAACAATTATCTGGAGTCGATTTTTAAAATGGCTGAAATTATTGGTGAAAGCAACTGGTCCCCAGTCCGTCAATTAGAAACTCATGAATTGGCACGTGGTGGGCTTAATGGAAACATGAATGAGCAAGCTAAGGCTTTAGTTGAGCGGACAAACTTCCTAAAAGAAAAGTCAGCCACTAAAGAAGAATTGGCAACAATTCCACGTGGTTATTTTAAGTCTTACGAAACTTTGGCAGAAGCAAATTTAGATATAGCAAATATCCCACTCAATGTTACTGTGCGTGTTCTTTCTATTGATGATGGTGGGGATTGGTATAAAAAAACCATTGATTCTACTGAATTGACCAGATCACCTTATGATCCTACTACAATCTTAAATGAGCAAAACTCAACACAAATTAAAACCTACTTTTCAGAAATTGAAAAAAACTTAGATTCTGTGGGGCTAAGTTTTATAGATAGTACTTCTAGAATTGCAGGAAATATTACGCCGAAGGGTGGCTCTTCACTTACGACTTCTAATTATACCTACGTTTTTAATAAGGCTATTTCAGCGACCAAGAAGTTAAAAAGTATTCTTTTTCAGACTCAAGGTGAGTGCGAATTTCTAATTAAAGTATTCACTAAGAGTACGGATAAATTTATTTATTCAAGAACTCTTCAAAAAGTAAAATCCTTAAATGTTGGGTTTAACTACGTAACTTTTTTAGAATCAGCCGAAAATACATTACAACCTGGTGAGTATCTTGGGATTAGCCTATTAACGGGTAATAGCATCACTTATGAACTTTTGCCCCAAGATGAAGTTGAGCCATTATATTTCAACATAAATAATCCGAATGCTCTTGAAGTTCCTATCGCAAATGCTGGGAAAAAAGCAAGAATTCAAATTGGTTTTTATAGTGAAATTCGCTCAAATATCTTTTCAGAAAATATTCAAAATATTCTCAATCAAATAAATGATATTAAAGATAATTTGATTTATAGCGAACAAATCTATGGATGTAAGACGGCACCCGTAGCTGGAACTAATGCTAATCCAGCACAATGGATCATCGCACAAGAAGTATTAGAGTCTAGTTTACTAACCGAGTTTAAGACCTTTGCTACCAAAAGTGGAACATTAGATGTATGTGTTTATAGTAAAACGGCTGATAAAAGCTTTTCTATCAAGTCTTTAAAAACTGTAAATGTTGTACCGGGAGTAAATGTATTTTCAGATCTTAAAATAGATGTTAGTAAAGGAAACTATTTAGGTATAAGAACCTTTGACTCAGGCTTAACTCAATACACAGCAAGTACCGACAGTACATTAAGTTTCCCTGTTTATAGCCACTCATTATTAACATCAAATACAGGTTTTTCTGGTCCAACAGGTGGTTATATTTGGCAGTTCAACTTCAAACTCCAAAACTTAAATGCCAAAGAATATTTAACCTTCAGTTTAGATAGCTTAACGAGTCAGATTAATGATCTTAAAGCGAGAGCTGGTTTAGTCGAAACTTTAATTGGTTCAAAGAATTCACCGACTGTAGGTACAAATGCAAATTCAGCTCAATGGATCATCGCTCAAAGTATTGAAAAGGCGGGAAAGTTAACTCAATTTAAAACATATTCAACTAAATCGGGCGTGGTTGATATTTGCGTATATAGCAAATCCGGTGCTAATAATTTTTCTGTTAAATCAAAACAAACAGTAAATGTTGTACAAGGGGCTAATACTTTTTCTAACTTAAACTTAGATGTAAGTATCGGTGACTATTTAGGAATAAAAACTCATGATATAGGCTTAACACAGTATATTTCTTCTTCTGATACCACATTAAATTTCCCTGTTTATAGTCATGCAAATTTGGATGCAACCACTGGTTTTGCCGGGCCAACAGGCGGCAATATCTGGCAATTTAATTTTTTAATAGCGAACACTCTAGCTGAGCAACCAAAAAAATGGGCAGGAAAGAAATATGTTTCTTTTGGGGATTCTATCACTTGGTATAACGGTCGAGCTTTTGTTGCTACTCACGTAGAAGCTGGCCAAATTGCAAAAGGATATCAATCCTATGTAGTGGACGAGCTTGGATGTACTTTGGATAACAAAGGTGAGTCTGGCTGGGACATGACCCAAATTTATAAGGATCGTATTTTACCTTACGATTTTTCTGATACATACCTTACAACAATCACTTCAGGTGCTAACGATTGTCGTAAAGGTGAAGTAGCAAGACTGCCAAGTAATAGTGTAAAGAAAGGTGAAATTGCTCCAATCAACTCTACGTTTGATACTGGATCATTTACTGGCGCATTACAGGCTTCAATTGAGCATGTGATTGCGTCAAATCCAGCATGTAAGATCGTTTTAATCACTCCAATCCGTGGTTGGTACAACGAGTTTAATACCAATAATGTTCCGAATACGGATGCAAAAGTTTTGGGCTTAATGGATCCGTTCTATGCTCAAAGAATTAAGGAAATTGGCCAGCTTTACAGTATTCCAGTAGTTGATTGGTACAACGAGGTTGGTATTAATGATTTAAATAAATCCTACTTCATTGGAGATGACCCAACGACAGGCTTTACTGCCTATGAGCTTCACCCGAACCAAAAAGGCTTTAAAAAGATGGGTGAATTATTAGTTCCAGTATTAAAGCAGCTATAAGGAAAGATCATGACCTATAAAATCATCTACACAAAAATCGGTCTTCAACTTTTCTCACAAGCTATGACGAGTGGGATCCCCGTTGAGCTTGGGGATTTTGCTATTGGCGATGGTGGTGGACGAAACGTAATACCCGATCCAAATATGACATCTCTTGTCCGTCAAAAGTATCGTGCAGCAATCAACCGTGTTTATCAGGATCCAGAGTTTGAAAACCAGTTTCTTGCTGAATTAATTATCCCGCTTGCTGTCG